TTTGAGTGAATACTTTGAGTCAATAACAGATTATCCACAATATATCACCGACAATGCCATTAGAGCAAAGAAATGGGTAGATGAAAACGGATATGGTAGTTGTATGACCCCTGTGGGTAAAGCCAGATTAAACCAACTGGCAAACAGAGAACCTATTTCATTGGAGACGATGAAACGAATGAAGGCTTACGCAGACAGACACAAGAAGGATTTAGAATCATCCAAGTCATTTGATGATGGTTGTGGAATGTTGGCTTGGTATTCTTGGGGTTTAGATGAATCAGGTAGAGCCGAAAAATGGTTAGAATCTGAAATCACCCAAATTGAGAGTATGAGTTTTGAGGAGTTCTCCCTTGATGATTACTCTGAAGAAGAACTTGAAACAGTAAAGATGTTAAAGTTCTTGATGGATACGGACCACGAGGAGTTTGAACGAATTGTTGGTTCAATGAGAGGTTCAACCGAAGAAGAAATCTTTAGAAGAAGTCACGACAAACCTGTATTCTATTTCAAATATGAGAGAGTGTTAAGTGGTAGTCCTGATAGGGATTTTTGTACTTCAATAGAAGGTAGATACTTCCGTAGATTGGAAATTGACCTACTTAGAGACACTAATGTAGAGTTTGGACATGAAGGTCAACCATACTCAAAATGGTTGTATAAGGGTGGTCCTAATTGTGTTCACGGGTGGAAAAGATATATATATACCCCAAAGGAAAAAAATAGAAGTGAACAACTAAAAGATTTAGGTATGGTTAGTGGAACACCTGGTATTCCTCCAAAGGCAATGCCTAATAATGGATACTATAATAAGGATACAAAGAGAAAATCTGAGATTGCGTATATCATATCTCAACAGAATATGTCTAAACAGGTATTCAAGTCAGACAAAGAACAGAGAATGGTTTATACCCCGTTGATGTTACCAAATATACTAATCCCAAGAAAAGAAGAAGATGGGGAGGTTTACTTTGTAAGATTCCGTCCTGAAGTCATTGAGAAGATTAGAAATAAGTTTATGATTGAGGGCAGGTTGAGACAGAACAATTACGAACACTCTGACCAAAAGTTTAACGATATGGTAATGGTAGAGTCATGGATTGTACAAGGACCACAAGATAAAGCGTATGAATTAGGATTCACACAAGAACAAGTACCATTTGGTTCCTGGATGGGTGGATATAAGATATTAGAAACACCTGATGGTGATATACTATGGAACGACTATATTAAAACAGGTCGTGTGCGTGGGGCATCAGTAGAGGGTGAGTTTTTATTAAAGTTCTCAAGTAATTTGAGATGATGTTATCATCATAAAACAAGAGTATATTTATATACATAAACAATAAAATCATATATAATTTATGAACACAAAACAAGCAATTAACAAAATCGCTGAATTGTTGAGATTTACATTCAAGTCAGAAAAGTTTTATTCTACTAAATTGGAAGACGGAACTGAAGTAACTAATAACTTAGATGAAGATTTTAAAATAGGTCAAGTACTATATGTTGTGGGTGAATCAACCCTTACACCTGCGCCAGCGGGTTCTCATATTACTCGTGAAAATCTTAAAGTAACCGTTGATACTGAATCAGTAATCATCGCAATTGAGTCAGGTGATACTATCGCTGAAGACGCAGTTGAAATGACGGAAGCGAGAGATGCTCAAGGACAACTTTTAGAATCAGACACCTTTGATGTTGGAGAAAAAGTTTATCTAGTTATGGAAGATGGTTCTAAGGAACCAGCACCAGATGGAGAACACCAAGTAGTATTAAAAGACAGCTCTGATAATGAAAATAAAATCAGGATTCAAGTTAAAGATGGTATCATCGTTGAACGCTCAAATGTAGAAGAAATGTCTGCTGAGGGAGTTGAAACAGGTATCATTGAAGAACCAACCGAAGAAGTAGCAAAAGAAGACGGTGCTACCCTTGAGGACTTAATAGCAATATTATCACCAATGGTTGAAGAGATGAAAAAGATGAAATCTTACATGGAGTCAATGAAATCTAAAATGTCTGCTGATTTATCAGCATTAAAAGATGACTTTGAAGGGTTTAGAAAATCCCCTGAGAAGTTCTCAGTAGTTGAGAAAAAAACTATAAAAGAGTCGTTTGAAGATTACAAATTGGAAATCATCAAATCACTAAGAAAATAAACAATAAAATAAAACAAATAAAAATCATGGAAAAAAGTAAAAACTTTTCATTTAACTACGATTTAACAAACTTACCAACATATAACTCTTATGGTTCGGATATGTTGATTAAATCTATCTTAGGATTAACACTTCCTAAATACGCAACTATCCGTCCAAACCTTAAAGGTACGACTGAAAAAGTAGGTTGGGTAGAAACTGATGTTATCTTACAAGATTTATCTTGTGGATTTGACCCTACAGGTACAACTTCTCAAAACTTGATTACAGTTGACCTATGTAATAAAAAAATGAACGCTCAATTATGTCCGTATGATTTATACGACACTTACTTGAGTCAGTCATTATCAAACGCTAACTTCCAAGAGTCAGTACCATTTGAGGAAACTATCTTAACTGATATCTCAAATAGAATCGCTAGACAGGTTGAATTACAATTGTGGAACAACACTATCGCTTCAGGTGGAACTTATGGTTCAGCATGTTTTGATGGAGTTGGTGCGTTGGTTACTTCAGGTAATGGAGCAACTCAAATCGCTTATACAGCGGCTACTGCTACTAACGGACTTGAGGTATTCTCAACTATCTACCAATCTATCCCTGAAAATGTATTACACAGAGATGACTTAGTAATCTTCTGTTCTTACGCTAACTATAGAGCACTTGTTGCTTCTATGAGAAACAGTTCTTATGTGAACTTGTTTACTGCTGATTTCGGTGGTGCTGCTTCAGGTGAAGAATGGTCACTTATGTTACCAGGTACAAATGTAAGAGTTATTCCAAGCGTTGGAATCACTGCTAATGCGTATTACGCAGGACCAGCAGGCTACTACATGGTAGGTATGAACTCAGAAATCATGACTGTAAAATCAGTTTATGACCCATTTGAGGACATCGTTAAAATACAAGCACATGTTACTTATGGACTTGGTATTTTCTCTGTAGATTCTTTCTGTATTTGTGCGTAAGAATTAAAAATTAAGGTGGTGTAAAAGCCACCTTTAAAAAACAATAAACAATTAAAATTAAATAAAAAATATATTATGGCATCATGTTATATACAAACAGGTTACACTTTAGATTGTCGTACTTCTAGTACAGGTGGTTTAAAAACGGCTTGGTTTTTAGGAGGACTTGGTAGTGAGATTACAGGTTATACCGTAACTGCGGGAATGGTAACTGCTATCGGTGGTACAGGAACTTGGTTTGAGTTCCAATTACCTAAACAATCTGCTTCACTAACAGAAAACTTGGGGGTAAATACTACTTCTCAATCGGTTACATTCCAACCAGAGTTGGTATTGAACTTACCTAAACTTGATACTCAACTACGAGATGTTGTAGTTGATTTGGTATCCCAAAATGAAGTGTACGCATTAGTTGAAGACAACAACAACCGTTATTGGTTAGTGTTCTTGGACAACGGAGGTATCGTATCAGCATCATCAGTACAAACTGGTATGGCTTATACAGACCTTAATGGAGCATCAGCTCTTACAATTTCAGGTGGAGAACCTACATCAATCAGAGAAGTTGAAGTAACAACTACAATCGCAGATGTATTTACTGCGGGAGGTTTTACTTTTGGATAATCTCAAACAATAAAACAAAGGGGGAGCATAAAACTCCCCTTTTTTTAAAGCCAAAAAAATACAAAAAGATATATGATAAATTGGGGTGGCAAAAAATGGAGACCAGGTACACCGAATAGGAAGGTACCAATAAATCAGTCAATTGAAGATTTGATGAAACCTTTGGGTGAAAAACAATTCAAGGGAAATGTGTGGCAAGCAGTTATGAATGTTCCCCGTGAAACAGTTGTACCTGATATTACACCTTCACCAACTCCAACTCAAACATCAACACAGACACCAACACCAACTCAAACAAGTACACCTACACCGACACCAAGTTCTACACCTGAACCAACTATCGTTAATTTCACATTATCAAGTTCATGGACAGCACCTGAAGGTATTACCTCAGTTATTGTTGAAGCTTGGGGTGGTGGAGGCGGTGGTGGTTCTTCTTGTGGTAATGGTTCCGCTGGTGGAGGTGGAGCAGGTGGTTCATACGCCAAAAAAGAACCAC